TGCAAACCCTGTATCCAATAACATTAAAGACATAGAAAACTTAACATATTTTGACAGAACAGCATGGTTAAGCTCATTAGCTGCTAGTGAATGGCATAAAGATGAGATGGACAAGTGCTGGGATAGACTAAAAGGACAATTAGATGGCGTTTACTAACTATAATTCGTTTGTAACTACAGTAGAAAGTTACTTAGCACGAACAGACTTGACAACTGTAATCCCTGACTTCATTCAGATGGCACAGATAAGAATGAGTCGTGACTTACGAACAGAAGCAATGTTAAAAGTAGCAACGACTAGCCCTTCAGATAATAAGGTAGCATTTCCTACTGACTTCTTAGAGTTAAGAGAGATGCACTTTGAAGGTAACCCACCTATTTTGTTAGAGTATCAGTCACCTGACTTGTTCTTCCGTAATGGTCAAACATCATTATCAGGTCGTTCACATTACTTTACAATGTTAGGCACAGAGTTTCAATTTGCACCTAGTCAAAACTCTAGCTATACCATTCAAATTTTATACTATGCTCAACCTACATTTATATCTAGCACAACAGCTACTAACTTGTATTTGACATACTACCCAGACGCTTTACTTTACGCAACATTAGCAGAAGCAGAACCTTATTTAATGAATGACCCAAGAACTGCAACATGGTCAGCATTATATGATAGAGCCATTGCTAATATTAAAACAAGTGACTTAGGTCAAACATACGCATATACAACATTAAGCGTAACACCAAGATAAGGATAACAAATGGCTTTAGTGTTAAAAGATAGGGTTAGAGAAACTTCTACCACTATAGGCACAGGCACTATTACACTTGCTGGTGCAGTATCTGGCTTTCAATCATTTTCTAATATCGGTAATGGTAATACTACTTACTATACTATTGCCGGTGGTGCAGAATGGGAAGTAGGTTTAGGCACATATACTTCATCTGGAAATACTTTATCTCGTGATACTGTTTTATCATCTAGCAATAGTAATAGCTTAGTAAACTTTAGTGCAGGTACTAAAGAAGTATTTGTAACATATCCTGCTAATAAAAGTATTTACCAAAACGCTTCAAGTATAGCCAATATTACATCTTTAGACGTTACTACTGCATTAGGATACACACCAGGAACAGCAACTTACCCTAGTGCTGGTATTGCTCTATCTACAGGTAGTGCTTGGAGTACTTCAATTACAGATAACTCTTCTAATTGGAATACAGCTTATACAGATAGACTTAAATGGGATGGTGGAGCAACAGGACTTACTGCATCTACTGGTAGAACATCTTTAGGATTAGGTACTGCAGCTACAATGACAGGTCCTAGTGGAACTATTGTAGGAACTACTGACACACAAACACTTACCAATAAAACAATTAATGGAACTTCCAATACTATTTCTAATATTGGATTATCAACACAAGTAACAGGTACATTGCCTGTTGATAATGGTGGTACAGGTGTTGCTACATTAACAACTGCTTATGGTGTTTTAGCCGCAGGTACAACTGCTACTGGCTCATTACAAAATATTGGAACAGGTACTTCTGCACAATTATTAACATCTAATGGTACAGGTGCATTACCTACATTTCAAGATGCCGCAGCTTCACCTTATGTGCTAAAGAACAGATTGCTGAATGGAAGTTTTAATATAGCACAACGTGGCACATCTTTTGTAAGTGGTGCTAATAATGACGATACTTATAACCTAGACAGATGGTATGTATTATCAGATGGTAATGATGCTGTAGACATTACACAAACAACAACTGTTCCTACAGGTGCTAAATACTCTATAGGGTTAGACGTAGAAACAGTTAATAAGAAGTTTGGTATTGCACAAATTATAGAAAACGTTAATTGTTATGATGCGATTGGTGGCAATGTTACTTTATCCTTTCAAGCAAAGGTATCAGCTACAACTAAACTAGACAATGTAAAATGTGCAATTGTGGCATGGTCAGGCACAGCAGATACTGTTACTTCAGATATTATATCAGCATGGGGAGCAGAAGGCACAAACCCTACTTTAATTGCTAACGCTACTTATGAAAATACGCCTGCTAACTTAAACGTTACCACATCATGGGCAACTTATTCTGTAACTGCTAATGTAGATACTGCTTCTACAACCAACATTATAGTATTTATATGGTCAGATGTAACCGATACTACTGCTGGTGACTTTCTTTATATAACAAACGCTCAACTAGAAATAGGCTCAACAGCAACACCATTTGAACGCAAACTTTATAATCAGGAATTGGCTAATTGTCAGAGGTATTATCAAAAATTAAATGGTTCTTTAGCTGGGTATTCAGATGCTGGAACAGCTATGGCAAATTATTATAGATTTATTTGTGAAATGAGGTCTGCTCCTACTATTGCTATAACAACAGCTCCTTCATATGTAAATGCAAGTTCATTAACAAGTGATGAAAGCACAGTAACAGGTTCTAGGTTTTACGCATTTGCTACTGCTACTGGAAGGATTTTTGCTACTGATTTTATTTACACTTGTTCAGCGGAGTTATAAAATGTATAAACAAACAATGAATCCATTTACTAATAAACCTTTTACAACACAAATACAAAGAATTGCTGATAACGCAGCTATCCCATTTGCACTTGATAACACAGACTACCAAGCCTACCTTAAATGGTTAGACGAGGGCAATACACCCTTACCAGCAGACGAATAAGGAGCAATAAATGTTTGGCATTAGTGCATTTTCAGAAGTAGCATTTAGTTCTTTAATAGGTGCAGCTTCTGGATGGATTCCTATTACTCCAAGCGTAAACACTTGGACACTAGTATCAGCAGGTTCAGAAACATGGTCTGCAATATCACCTTCTTCAGATACATGGACAGAAATTACAGCAGGAACAGAAACTTGGACTGATACAACTCCAAGTACAGACATATGGTTAAGACAAGGATAAAAGATGGCAAAAACCAAAATTTCAGAATTTAGTGCAACGTCAGCAGATAATACCGATATAACCAATATCAATATTGCTGAAGGTTGTTCACCAGCTAACGTAAACAATGCTATTCGTAGCTTAATGTCATTACTAAAAAACCAACAAGATGGTTCTAGTGGTGACCCATTTACAGTAGCAGCCACATTAGTATCTTCAGGCACACTAGATGTTACAGGTGCATTTAGACTAGACGGAACTGCAGGGGCAAGTGGTCAAGTATTATTATCAGCAGGCACAGGCACACCTACATGGGGAAGTGGTTTTCCTAGTGGAGGTATTATTATGTGGTCAGGGACAATTGCAACTATCCCTAGTGGATGGTTATTATGTAATGGTTCTAGCGGCACTCCAGACTTGCGTAATAGGTTTGTTATTGGTGCATTTTCTGATGATTCTGGTACAGCTAAAACAACAGTTACAGGTACTTCTACACAAACTGGTGGTAGTAAAGACGCTATTGTAGTAAGTCATACTCATACTATTACAGACCCTGGTCATCTACATTCATATAATACTCTTCGCCTTCTCAATGATAGTGATAGAGGCAGTAATTCATCTTTATGGTCTATAGATGATAATTTTACTTATAATACATCTGCCGTAGGTACTGGTATTTCTATCAACTCTGAAGGCTCAAGCGGTACTAATGCTAACCTCGTTCCTTATTTCGCACTTGCGTTTATTATGAAGGCTTAATATGCCTACACAACGCATAGCATTCAAAGAATGGTTACCTGACCAACCTAGCATTTTAGACTCTGTATCAGAAGCTAACAATGTCATTCCTTTAGCAGTAGGATATGGTCCGTTTAAGTCAGCAGTAACTTATTCAGGTGTAGCTACAGAAGCACTTAATAACTGTTTTGCTGCTAAACTAGACAATGACGTATTTATCTTTGCTGGTGGTGCTACTAAATTATTTAAAGTAGACAATACTGACTTATCTCTAGTAGACGAGTCTAAATCAGGTGGATATACAGGTATTAATAGATGGCAATTCTTACAGTTTGGTAACCTTGCGCTTGCCTCTAATGGCTCTGAAAAGATACAAGCGTATGACGTAAACAGTTCTACAGCTTTTGCAGATGCAAGCTCAGATGCACCTATCGCTAAATACATTACAGCAGTTCGTGATTTTGTAGTTGCAGCTAATATTGGTGCTGGTACTGCTCCTAATAAAGTGCAATGGTCAGGAATTAATGCTGCAACCACTTGGACTACCACAGCGACTTCTCAAAG